ATGGCTGATGAAGATGAACAGCTTGCCGGGGAAAGCCTCTTTCAGCGCGATGTAGTCACGGTAACTCATGCGGGTGTACTGGAAACTGTCAACCACCACGATGTTATAACTCTTGTGGCGACGTAAGCGGGCTTTTAACGCTTCCATGTCCTCCTGTATGAAAGCCAGCCGGCGGCTTACTTCCGACATGCCGTGCATCTTCAGGTTGTTCTGTACCGTCAGGCACGCGCCCTCTTCCAGGCTGTTGTAAACCACACGGTCATACTTGCAAAGCTCCTTGCACAGTTGCATGACGAACGACGTCTTACCGTTACCGCTGTTTCCCCAGATAAACCACACGCCGACACGCTCCGGTGTTCCGAACGCCTCCTTCCATTTTCCCTCGAAGGGGAAAGTATTATATTTTTTGTCCAGTATATCCCGGACGCTCAATGCTCGTTTCATATCTTTTGAACGGTGTTTGAATGTTATTAAAACGCTGTTTTACTCACCCATCCGTTTGGCTCGGTGGATTGCCTTCTTCACGCGGCGAAGGTCGAAGTCGCACGGCTCGGCATCCCGGATCACCTCCTCGATCTTCTTCTTGTCCTGCACGCCGTTGGCCACGCAGATGGAGTAGACATCGCCGGCGGTCGTTTCCTCCAGTTCGAAGTATTTACGCCCCATGCGGCTGAAAAACTCCTTATATCCGGGTTTCTGATGGCGCAAACCGAGGCTGATGCGCTTCTTGATGTAGTCGGTGGAAAGGAAAACGATTCCGCTTTTATCCTCCAGCTTGTTGTACATGCTAATGAAGTAATGGAACACCGGCTCGGTCAGCTTGTCCGCCTCGTCGAAGATCAAAAGCGGAGCGTCCATCTGTATCACGTCGTCCAGGATCAGGCCCCAGATCTCACGGATATTGTGCCCGTCCGTCTTGATCCCGACCTTTTGGGCGATCTCACGCACGAAGTCACCCTTCTTCATGTCCTCGGAGCAAAGGATGTAGAAAACCTCCTTGTGCTCTTCCGTGTAAAGGCGCGCCGTCGTCGTCTTTCCGCATCCGGCCTCGCCGACCACCCACGTCACGTTGCGCCAGCGCTGGGCGTCATCCAGCACATAGCTTATTTCCTGATAGGCGGACGTTTCCACGATCTGCCAGCCGGTTTCGGCCTTTCCGCCGCCTACCTGCGAGGCGATCTTGCGGAACATATCGTCCGAGATATTCTCATACTTGCCGTTCATGATACTGCTGATCGTCCCGACACTGGTGTTCTTTAAGCTGCCCGCTGCCTTGTTCTGGCTCGGGTATTTGGCGACGTATATCCGGAGTGCCTCGCGGATAGCGTCCTTTTCTTTGGTACTTAATGGCTCCATTTCAATTATTTTTATCGTTATTGTTTTCTATTTATAATTTACCTGCCACCTTGCGGGTATCCACAATCTTGTTTTCCGTCAGCTGATCCCAGGTAAGGAGGCTGGCTTTCTTGGTGCTCCTACCCAGCCGGATTTCTTCCGGGTCGCAGCTGTACCGTCCGGTCCTGCGGTCGATTTCACGCTGCACCTCTTTGGTCACGCCTTTCAGTTTCGGGGTACTCAGTCCTTTCTGTTCGGGAGCCACGCCGTAAGCCCATTCTATTTCTTTGGCTATCACCTGGCGTTCGATACGGTCGCGGATATTCGCCTCCTGTTCCTGCCGGATAAATTCGGCCTCACCTTCCGCTTGGTCCTGAATGGCACGGTGAATAACCATGTAAGGTTCCGCCACCCGTTCGAACCGGAGCTGCCCGGCATTGTCCCTCCAATACAGGCGGATACTCCGGAGGTCGTTCGGGTCGTACTTGACATGGAACTTGCGGTACGTGTTTTTCCGCCGCCACTCATGGTCAGGCTCTCCGGGGACTGCAAATACCTCGTAGGTCTTTTTCAGCTTGCCGATGGTTATCTGTATGCCTTGATCGGTGAAAGTGGCCGGGCGTTTTGTCCAGATCCAGAAGATGTCCACCATGTCGTGCACCGTTACCACGTCGGTTTCCTCGTTCACGCTTTTTTCGTACATCTCAATGCGGGGAATCCCGGTCGCCGGGTGCTTGGCCTCGTTCCAAGCCTTGCGTGCTTCAGCGTAGTGGGCTTTCAGTTCGTCCAGGGTGAAAAGCTGGTCGTCGTTTTCGTCAACAAACTCAAGGTTCGGACGGCTTTCGGCTCTCACCGCCGTGATGTTCATACCGGTAAACCGCCAGTCCTTATGCAGTTCCTGCTGCTGGAACCGGCTGAATATGTTTTCAATCGTCTTGGATTGCCCGCTGTACGGGGCTGTCGGACGGTGGATATGGCATATCCTGTCGAAAAAGCCTTCCTTTTCGTCCCCTTCCTTCCGGTTCAGTTTCTTGTGTCCGCCCTGGTTGTCGTGCACAATCTCGAAAGGCTTGTGCCCGCTCACCTGGATGGCCATGCGGTAGGCGTTGTATTGCGCCTCGAAATTCTCGTGATCGCTGATATAGTAACCCAGAAGAACCTCGCTGTACGCATCGACCACTTCGTACACCATCGTGGTGCGTACCTTTCCGTCCTCGTCCCTGTAATACAAGTTCAGTTTCGTACCGTCGCCGTACCAGAGGGTGTCGCGCCGGTCGGGTAGTTTCGTCTTGTGCTTCCTGCCGTAACGCTGGTGGGCGGCCATTTCGCCGAATACAGCGTCATACCAAAGCTGCTCAATTTCCGGACGTTCGAACCATTGCACCATGCTCCGCTTGCTTTTGAGCGGTTTCCAGTCCTTTTCCAGCGCGATGCGGTTTATTTCATCAAATATTTGCGCATAGTTATAGACTGGGACCCGGCTCCGGCGCAGGGCGATCAGTTGGCGGCCCATCTCCGGGGTAATCTTGACGGTGCTTTTATTGCCGACCTTTCCGGAAATAAGGGAAGCATAACTTTCCTTTTTGTACCGGCTGATTTTCTCTTTCAGCCGGGCGAGGTTTTCCGGCAGGGTGTGGTGGTATATCTCGCGCAGGTTCTCGCTGGTGGCTGCCACATTTTCCCATACGGTGCTCAGGCTGTTGCCGTACATCTTGCGATCTCGCATCTTTATCTCCAAATCAATGACAAGCGCGTTAAGGACCGAGGCGTTCAGCGTGTATTCCGCTTTCAGCTTGTCGCTAAGGCTGGTTTCCACGCCGTTCATTTCATAGCGATGATCCTCGAAAAATGTACGGGCTTTGTCGTCTATCTTTACCCTGTCTATCATACGCTGTTGTTTTAATAATTCTGTCGGATCGCCGTATTTCGCAACGAAACGGATCTTGTATTTTTCACGGAGCGAGGAATAGATTATCAATGCGTAGGAACCTTCGCCACCGCCACGATGAGCAGTTCGGATGTTGCCTCTTGCGATATTACTTTTCAAAGTGTTATACTTTATAACAGGATCATCGCCGGAGGTAAGCTCCTCGTAGGTTACACATAGTTCGTTTTCAAAATATTCCATCACTCGGTTATTTTGTTTACATTTGCAGAAAAATGTTAGTTATGAATAGAATTGAAGATCCTATAACAGAGAAATTGAGAAAAGAACCCGGAACGGCAACCTATACATTCTATCGAATATTTATTGGAGATCGTGCCGGCATAGCTGAAACAGACGCGAAAGAACTTGTCCAAAGCATTAAGTCTTTCGGTGGAAGTGTTGGCATTAAAAATTTCTCTGAAGTTTATCTCCATGATAATGAAAGTATGGCATCATTATATTCTACGTTCCAAATACATCACACGCAAGATGCTGTCCTCGTTAAGGTGGCATCGCTTTTCGCGTTCGCAGCATCGCATAAACTCTGTCTCGCTAACCAAACATTTGTGCCCAAATAACTCTTTTAAAGGCGGGCGCACAATTCTATGAAATTCAGGATTGGTGCTTGAACATGCCATGTGTCTGCCTTTTTTCATCGCCCTGCAGCAGGCGTCATATACTTTCTTTGTTGCCATAATTTAATCCTCCTCTAATTTATTTGTCGGCACTCGTTTTAACAGCCGTGCGGAATTGCCGAAGTTCAGCACGACCAGCATAACCAGCCATAAGGGATTTTCTTCTGCCATTCCAAGTAGCAGGGTGAAGCTGAAAAGAAAATACCCAGCATAAAACTTTTGTTTTGCGGTGAGCGACTTCCACCACGCCAGCTCACTCTTGAACAACTCCTGCCATATCGTTCCCATGGTTCATATCGTTTATCGGTTCGTCACCCACTTCAACTCCGCCACGCATCAAAGCCATTTTCCGGATCGCCTGCGCCAGCCGGGTGTTCTTCCGGTATGCCAGGCTGTATGATACCATTTCCGGCGTGCAATTCATCAGCAAAGCGATCCGCTTTACCTCTCCATATTCTACTATGATTCGTCTCTTCATTTCTATATCTATCTTAATCTGTTATTGTTGTTACTCAGCATTTTCCACTCTAAAAGAAAAGCTCCTATCTACCAATACCCGCTTCACAAAAGACAGGTCATGTTTATCCACCGGAAAGAACACGGCTTGACAGTCCACGCTCGGATAAGACTTGATAGCTGTTTTCTCTGCCATTCCCTTAACCAGTTCGTAAAGAAATCCTACTGTTTCTGCCGTCGCCTGAGCGATAATCACTTTTGCCTTCATCGTTTCTTATTTATATTCGTTTATAATCGGTTTCAAACTCACGCCGTAGCAACTCATCAAGCGCCGGATAAGATTCTTTACATAAAAATCGGGAGCGGAAAACACAATCCCGGTCTCTTCAGTGTATCTGAAACTGATACCGTCCATCATCAACACGTAAGCGACTTTGTGCTTCACGCTTTGTGTCTGCCATTCTTGAATCTCGTCATTCATATCCTTTGTCATTTTTAAGTTTTACTTCTAATATTCGTTTATATGGCCGCCTTTTCATATCTTTGAGGCGTGTTTATATTTTAAATACACTGCAATATTAATAGTAAATCTTCTAATAACAAAATATTTTGCGAGTAAATTTACTAATAAAATTATGGGCACAGTTCAAAGAATACGGCAATACATTGAAAATAAAGGTATTAGCAAATACAGATTTTACCAACAATCTGGATTATCTAATGGAGCATTAGATAAGGGTGAGAATATAGGCTCTGACAAATGTGAGAAAATACTCTACGCATTTCCTGATCTTAATTCAGATTGGCTTCTTACTGGTAGAGGTTCAATGTTAAAAAATAATGGATTAGAATTGATTGATAATAAAGAAGATATAGAAAAAAATGAATTACCCGAAGTAAACTATGAATATAAAGGAGCACCTTATTATAATGTAGATTTCATTGGTGGCTTTGATTTAGTACTAAATGATCAAACCAATAACCCTGATTATTACATCAATTTCCCACCATACAATAAAGAAGGCGTTGTTTGGTGTAATATCACTGGTCACTCAATGGAACCAGAATTAAATAATGGTGATTTTATTGCTCTGAAAGAAATGACTGACCCGATTGAGTATTTGCCATACGGTGAAATCTATGGAATTATAACAGACAATTACAGAACAGTTAAACGAATACGCATGTCAGAAAGAAAAGGCTTTGTTCGTTTAATACCCACAAATAAGAGTCCTGAATATGGAGAACAGGAGATTCCTATCAATATGATACGAAAAGTGTTTGCAGTTTTGGGAAGTATGCATAGATTATTTTGATATTTAGATATTTACGCCTTATTATATAGGCTGCAATAATAAAAAACTTATGATTTTATACTACTCAATATGCGCAAAAACCCCGTATTAGAACCACAACGAAGTATTATATATAGGTAAATGTACCACAAAAACATATAGTTTTGCATCCCCAAACGCATCCCCTTATAATACATTTCGTTTTTGTTTTAGTAAAAATGCGCCTCCAAATGCATCCCCAATCGCATCCCCAACACCAAAAAAGCGGTATTTCCGACCGTTCAAATCGGTAGGAAACCCGCTATCATAAGGGAAGCCGTTTAAATACGGCTTAAATACTAATAAAACAACTACTTACCGCTTCTTATCAGGTGCGACTGGATAATCATTGCCCGTTTCGTTATTTTGCAGCTTCCATCGATCATCCCGGCGTGTAGAAGGCTGCTTTTGGTAATACCTACTTCTGCCTCCGTCAACACGTCAAAGATGGCTGAAAGACTGCCGAAATAATAGTTCTTCTTCTCATAGATCAAATGTACATGGATAACCTTCGTCATAACTCATTTGGTATTTTCTTTCTCGCAAAGATACCAAATAATAATTATTTGGAATAATCAAAGAAATATTTCTCACGATCATAATCGAAACCGGATAAAAGAAAAGAGGCCGTTTAAAGCCTCTTTACCACTCCGGCAAGCAAACACCCGTCCGAGCCAATCAAACATCCCTGTGCGCCCCGTTTGCGCCCGTACGGGTCCTATATTAATCCAGTGTACCCCCCAATGTAAAGCAACCGTTTAAAAACCGTTCAAAATAGGCCGCCGATGTAAGCCCAGTGTAAAGGCTGTGTCACTTTTCGTTTTGCACACTTCTCCTACTCTTCACCCGTCTAACTTATTGATATTCTTATTGTATGGTCATTTTCCCTACCAGTAGGTCTTTACACATTTCGTTTTACCCCCCTTAAGAATATCATTTTTCTACCTAGCGCGGAGATCGATCCACCCAGCCCTTGCTTCCTTAAAGTAATTTGGGGGAGTCTCATTTTCAAGGGGAGATTAACCAGCCTAAATTGGGATTACACCTTATTCTCGCCCAATGGCAATCCTTTACGAGCTAAAGGCTCCTTGTCACTAACAGAGGCGATTAGTAGTAGAGAGACACAAGCAAAAAAGAAAAATCAAAAAGCTGAGGGTAAATTCGTTACTTTTAAACAAGGAGACAGTCTAATCGGGTTATGCGCAAAAGAATATAAAAATTCTGGTTACGCTCCAATGATTGCCTCCATTAATAACCTAATCAGCTTTAGAGATATAAAACCCGGAACTCAATTATGGTTCCCTAAAATATAATGAATATGGATAATTCATTTATAATCAAACTATTCCTAAATGGTAAAGATGTAACGGAGCAATACTCCGTAATCAATGCAAAAATATACAGAGCATGTAATAAGATCGATAAAGCAACGATCTCCATCAGCGCTGATATTATCGACAACAGCCAATTTGAAATACCAGACAACAAAATATTCAATCCGGGTACGGAGCTTAAGTTTCAAGCGGGTCCAACAGATAAGGTCAGCACCTTATTTGAGGGATGCGTTACAACCCATCAGTTAAAAATCAATAGCGAACAACAAACTCTATTTGTTTTAGAATGTAGGGGGTTCGCATATCCTGCAACCTTTGGACGTAAAAATAATGTATATGAAAATAGTAAAGATGATGCCGTTATCAAGAAGATTCTGGGACAATACGGGCTTTCTGCCAAAGTAGATAGTACCGGTATAGAAATTCCACAACTGGTACAATATTATTGTACAGATTGGGATTTTGTACTCACACGAGCACAAAATAACGGATTAGTCGTTATCACTGACGGTAAACAAGTCAAGGTATGTAAACCGAATGTATCTGCCTCCCCGGTCTTAACCATCACCTATGGAGATAATTTAATCGCTTTCGATGGTTCTATATCCGCTTCCGAGCAATACACAGATACAAAAGCCTGCGCTTGGGACGTGAGCCGTCAACAAATTATCAAAGCCACCGCCAGCAAACCTTCTCTCAATGCCCAAGGCGATATCGCCGCAAAGGATCTATCCGGTCTGGCAAATGAAGTGATGCTTTATCAAACCAACGCTCCCATCGGCGACGCTTCTTTACATGCTTGGGCCGATGCGCAAGCTTTATGGAGCGGTCTGGCACGTTTTCAAGGCTCCATCACAATTTACGGGAATGCGTCTATTATTCCGGGCTGTATTATCAAATTAGAAGGATTAAGCAAACATTATAGTGGAAACGCATTTGTTCAATCAGTAGAACATACACTACAAGGAGGCGAATGGAAGACACAAGTCTATATGGGTTTCAATCCGGTAGTCATTACCGAAGAGCCCGATGTAGTGGCTCCCGCAGCTAGTGGTTTCTTGCCCGGCATACGAGGATTACAAATAGGGATCGTTAAAAAGATCGGAGATAATAAAGATTTCGAGAATTTTATATTAGTCGATATACCCTTGTTACAATGTGAGAAGACGGAGATATGGGCTCGGCCGGTCAGTCCGTACGCAAGCAATGGGGTCGGCATGTTATTTCTACCGGAAGTCGATGATGAGGTAGTCCTGCAATTCATCAATGAGGACCCCTGCCACCCTGTGATTATCGGAAGTTTGTACAGTCGCAAACGAAAAACGCCGGTTTCTTTAGATCCAAAAAATAATTTAAAGACAATTGTTACAAAAAACCAGTTGAAAATTACTTTGGACGATGATAAAAAGATTATCACAATAGGGACTCCCGGAGAGAACACGCTCATATTGGATGATGACAAAAAGCAAATTCTGTTATCCGATGCTAATAAGAACAAGGTCTGTATGGATAAAAACGGAATTATGGTAGAATCCGGCAAAGATCTCATATTTAAGGCAAGAGGGAATGTCAAGACAGAAGGAATGGGTATCGAATCCAAGTCTAAGCAAGATACCAAGATAAATGGCTTGAATATCGAGGTTTCCGCACAAATGGGAGTTAAAGTAAAAGGGTCTGCCACCGCCGAAATATCCGCAACCGGCCAAACCGTTGTAAAAGGAGGCGTTGTAATGATTAATTAA